ATATAATATTAATAATAATAATAATAATAATATAATGAATAATAATATAATGAATAATAATGTAATGAATAATAATGTAATGAATAATAATAATATTAATAATAATAAAATAGTTAATTCCAAAGAAGATATAAATAATTTAATATATAATAGTGATTTGGATAAAGAATATAATATTTTAATAGATAATTTTAATATAATAATGAAAAAAATAACTATTAAACAACAAGAATTAGAAGTATTAGAAAATGAAAAAGATGAAAAGATTATAATAATTAAAGAATTATTAGATAAAAAATAGATTGATTTAGATAAAAAATTGATATATATATATATTAGATTTTTTATTTATAATATATGATATATATAAATGTATAATAGATATATTGATTATAAAAAAGTAGATTATTTATCCAAAAATATAAATAGTAATATTAATAATAAAAATATTATTAATAGTAATAATAAAAATAATAATATTATTTGTAATATTAATAATAAAAAAAATTTATTCAAAATTTCAAATTCAAAATTTTTTAATAAATTTCAAAATAAAAAAGAGAAATAATATATTTTTTAATAAGTTAATATCAATAGATAATAAAGAAATAAATAAAAAAATAAATTTATATTGTTCTTCTTCAATTATCTTCTTCATTATCTTCAATAAAATATTTATCTATTTGTTTTTGTGTAGGAATACTATCTAAATATCCTAATGTACAAATTCTAGTATCGTTATTATTTATTTTTTTAGCTATAACTTTAATTACTATATAATCATTTACTTTTAAAATATTTTTATTATAAATTATATTTAGATCTTTATCTCTTTTAAAATTATCATTATTTATATTATTATTATTTACTATTATTATTATTGGTCCATTTATTCCCTTAATTAAAAGTTTATTTATATTTTCTATTTTACAAATTATAAAAGTATTATCAATAGGACAACATAATCTTGCAGTATATTTTACATCATAATTTGCTGAACCCGAAAAATCTTCTGGTTCTAATATTCCTTCACTATAAGATATTATATTATATATAATTTTTATATATCCAACTTTTTTACATTTATTTTCAACTTTCTTTTTTAAATTTTTTTTTAAATTTATATATAAATTATTATTCATCTGATTTGGTGATAATTGTAATGTTGAATATAATTCAAAATTAAAATATGGACTAACTATTTCTGTCATTTATTTATTTATATATATATATATATATTTATATATATTATTTTAATTTCATTTTTTTTTTAATATATATATATATATATTATATTATAATGGAATGCTGTATTTGTTTTGAAAAAAATAATTGGACATGTATTAGTCCTTGTAAACATAAAATTTGTTTATATTGTTTACTAGATATAGATAAAAAAATTTGTCCTATTTGTAGATGTGATTTATTAGAAAAATTACCCGAAAAAATAAAGAATTTAGTTAAGTTAGAAAATTATAAAAATAAAAAAATCAAATCAAATTTTGATATAAATAATACTCATGATTTTCCTAGTTTATAATATTATTTTTTTTATTATTTACTTTTCTATCTACTATAATTTTCCTAAATAAACTAATCATATTATAAATAATATAATCATTTAAGATAATTTTTTTTATTGTCATTATTATATATAATAATGGGTATAGAAAAATTTTTTAATAGTATTAAAACTAAATATAGTAAAGAAAATATAATTATTGATACTAAATTTCCTTATAAAAAATTAAATAGTGAATATATATTTTTTGATTTTAATTCTATTATTCATAATATTAGTGAAAGAGTTTTAAAAAAAATAAATAATGATATAAAAAAAAATAATATTAATGATATTGAAAAATATACTTATTCTTACTTGAATAAATTAATTAGTAATAATGTTTTAGATGATTTATTATTTATTATAAAAAATAATTTTAATTATAATAATGTTAAATTAATTTATATAGCAATAGACGGAACACCATCTAAAGCAAAAATAGTTGAACAAAGAAAAAGAAGATTTATGGGTAATATTAATAGTATACTAATAAATAGACTAACTAAAAATAAAAATAAAATCGAATGGAGTAAAAATAATATATCTCCTGCTACAGAATTTATGAATTATTTTTTACTTTTATTAAAATCAAAAAAATTTAAAGAAAAAATTAATGAATTAATGAAAAATAATAAGAAATTTGAAAAATTTCTTATTAGTGATACAAGTGAATTTGGAGAAGCAGAAAAAAAAATATTAGATTATATATTAGAAAATAATAATATTAATAATAATATTTGTTTATTTAGTCCTGATGCGGATGTAATATTGTTATCATTAATATTGTTAAAACAATGTAAAAATATAAAAATATTAAGAAGAGACCAACAAGCTAAAATAGTTTCAAATAATATTAGTCATTTTGGTTATAATTTAATTGATATTGATTTAATTAGTAAAGTTCTTATACATTTTGTAAAAAGTAATGGAATTAAAGAAATAGATTCAATTAAAATGATAAAAGATTTAATTTTATTATTTAGTTTTTTTGGTGATGATTTTTTACCAAAATTAGAATCATATAATGTAGATAATGATCTTGATTTATTATTAATTTATTATTCAAATATTTATAATAAAATAAATAAATATTTAATAGTAGATAATAAAATTAATATTAATTTTTTAAATTTATTAATAGAAAAATTAAGTATTAAAGAAGATGAATTAATTCAACGGAATTATATAATGAAAAATTATCATAATTATAAAAGATTAAAAAAAGATGTAGATAAATTTTTAAATAGTAATAGTAATCATAATGTTTTTATAGATTTTATTAAAAAATATAATTTTTATAGATATTTAGAAAAATTAGAATTAAAAATTAATAAGTTAAAAAAAGATATATTAAATAAAGATGAAAAATTTTATTTAAATTATATTAATAATAATTTAGATAATTTATATCATTTCGGTTATAAAGATGAAATAAATATTCCAAATTTAAATGATATAAAGATGATAATAAATAATAATGTTGCTTTTAATGATTTATTAAAAAAACATGATGATAATAGAGTAAATTTTATTTATCATTATTTTAAATTTAATAAATTTCCTTTAATAAATAATTTTTATAATATAAATAATAATTTTAGAACATTATATAATACAAATTATATTGGTTTATTAAAATATAATTATACATCGAATGATAGATTTCATAAATATAATATTAAAAATTTAGATAATTCTAAAAAAATACAATATAAAATTGAACATTTTTTAGATGAATATTATTACAAGTTAAATAAAAAAGATTTTATAAAATTAGGTAATTTAGATAATTATGGAAAAAGTATTGAGGATTATTATAAATTTTATTTTAATAATAAAAGTAAAAATAAAATCATTGAAGAATATTTAGAGGGAATATATTGGATAAATGAATATTATTTTAATAATAGATTGGCTTTACAATGGTTTTATAAAAATTCAAAAACACCATTATTAAAAGATATTAGCAACTATTTAAAAAATAATAAAATTAATTTAGCAGATATGGAAAAAAAATATATTTTTAAAAATTCTAATTATAAATTCTTTACTAATTTAGAACAATTAATATATATAACCCCATTTAATTTAAATAATTTAGATAATGATAAAAATATGAATTTAATAAAATATATAGGTAAAGATAATTTAAATAAAATAAAATTATTTTTATTAGATGATAATATAGGTAAAATATATTATAATAATAATACGATAGTAGATAATATAATTAATAATAATAATAATAATATACAATGCAATAATGCACATTATTTTAATAAATGTATTTTAAAAAATGAAGAGATATTATTTAGATTTGATGATGATGAATTTATAAATAAATTTAGAAAAATTATAAATTATGATAATCAAAAATATAATATAAATTTAGATTTAATTGATGTTGGTTTAATTTATAATTTATTAAAAAATAAAAATAAAAATAAAAATTTAATTAATTTTTTATATTAATTATAGATTTTTTATATATTTTTATATATATATATATATATATAAAATGAGTAAAATAAAAATTCCACTTTTAAATATTTTTGGTGGCGCAGAGTATACAAAAAAAATTATTTTAAAACCAAAATCTGATATTTATAAATCTGAAACATATGAGGATTTACATGATGAATCACATGAAAAATTAAATACATTTAGAGATACTACTGAAAAATTTTTAAATGAACATGCTGCTATAATTGAACGTGCTAATACAATGGATGAATCAAAAAAAGAAGATACAGTAAATGTATTAAATGAATTAACAAAGCATACTATTGGTCCTGATGGTAAAAAATTATTAAAAAAAGCAGATGGTATATTTCAAAAAAGAGTTGAAGCTATTGAAAAAAAAAATAAAAGTAGTATAGAAGCAGAAAGAAATAAAATTAAAGAAGGTATATTAACAGAAAAAAATAAATATTTAGATAAATCTAATTCTATGATGGCAAATGTAAAAGAAGAAATTGGAAATAATAAAGATGATATGAATGATACTAAGCAAATGTATGATAATGTAGTTCAAGAATTAAAAAAAAGATCAAAAGATTTAAATAATATAATAAAAGCAATTAAACATAATCAAAAAAGTATAAAAAAAACATCTAAAAAGATTCAGAAAAGTTTAGATAAAAAGTTAAAAACAAATTTAAAAGCAAGTGAAAAAAGATTAAAAAGTTTAAGAAAAAATAGTAATAAAGAAGTTAAAAGAGCTATTAAAACAGGTAATGTAACAGAAACAGATAATTTAGATATTGTAATAAGTAAAACTATTACTGATATAAATAATGAAATTAAAAAATTAAAAGGTTTTAATACTAAAAGAGACGAACTTGATACATTATTAAATAAAATAGATGGAGATTTTTTAACAAGAGGATTAAAAGGCTTGACATTAGAAGAACTTAATAAAATAATGGAAACACTAAAAAATATACATAGTAATTTTAAACCAGGTAGTAATTTTCAAATGCCAAAGGGTGAAACATTAAATAATTTAAAATTAATTCTTAAAAGATTTAATAATTTAGTTAAAAGACAACAAAAATTAGAAAAAAAAGAAGCAACAGATCAGTCTAAAAGACAAAAATTAAAAGCTGAAACCGAAGAATTATCTGGTGGTAATTTTATTACTTTTGAAGATAATATGATTAATGAACCACATTATTTAGACTATATAACATATAAAATAAAATATTTAGAATTAAAATATTTAGGTTATTCTAAATAAATAAAAATTTTAATTAAGCTCTATATGGAGTTAATTTAAATTTAAATTTATCTATATTAATTATTTTTTTTCTAATTTTATTAGAATCTAAAGCATGATATTTACTCATAAATGTATTTATAAATAAATAAATAAATAAAATTCCAAAAGCAAATCCATATATTATACTATAAAATATATTCATTATATTAATAGAAAATATTAATTATATTAATAGAAAAATATTTTTCTATTAATATTAATATATAAATGAGTAAAATATGTATTGATAATAAATTATTAATAATTGGTTTAATAATAATAATTGGAATAAATTATTATACTAAAAAAGATTATGAAAAAATAATTAACGATAAATTAATTTTTAAAAATGATAGAATAATATATAAAGAACAATCAAATATAGATATTAAAGAAAATGAAGAAAAAGAAAATGAAAAAAAAGAAAAAGATATAATTGAAGATATAAGATATAGGACATTGGTTGATCCATTATATCCACCAACAAAAGTTTATAATAATAAATATATAATACCAAATTATTTAAAAGGATTAACAACACGAGGAAGATTACCACAATGGCAATATGTAGGAAATATAGCAAAAAATAATGATGTAATGAAATTATTTGGTAGGGCAAAATATCACGGTAGCCGACAATGGGAATATTATGCATCAGATACTCACGAAGGTAATAAATTTACTATAGAAAATTTATATGATAGTAATGATAATAATAAAAATGATAAAGAGTTAGATACAAATGATAAAGTTAATATTAGAGAGTTTGATGGTAAATGGACAGTTTATATTAATCCTAATAATAGTGATATATATAGATATAATCCTAATATTTAGGAATATTAATTTTTATATTACCTTTTTTTATAATGCTAATAAAATTATCATTTTCTTTATTATAAATTTCAATATCTCTTATTCCAAAACATATTGTATCTTCATTATATATTTTATCAATATTTTTATAAAAATTATATTCTAATTTATTTTTATTATTATTATTTTGATATAATAAATTTATTTTTAAAATATATGATATTATAGAATTTAATAAATAAAATGTTTCTTTATTTTTAATATTAAGACCAGAATTTAATAATAATAATCTTACAAATCCAAATTCTTTATAATTCAAATGATATGCATAATCCCATAATTCTTTCATAATATAATCAGTATCTTTTTTTATATCCGAAGATTTCCAATATAAAGTATTTGTTTTACTATAATATCTATATATTATAAATGAACTTAGTTTTGCAATTACTTTATTATTCTTATCATAATATAAG